CACGGAGATCTCCAACGCCCGTGCCGCCACTAAGGCGGCCAATACGGCGGCCTCCAATGCCAACACCGCCAAGCTGAACGCCGAGGCGGCCACGTCAAAGGCCAATACGGCTACGGCGAACGCCATCACCGCGACAGGGAATGCCAATACCGCAACCGGTAAGGCTAATACCGCAGCTGATTTAGCCAATAAAGCCGCGGCTAACGCTAATGCCGCTCACGATGGGTTAGAGAAGATCAAGGAAGATACCGAAATCGCAACTAAAAACGCAAATGACGCGGCGAAATTGGCGAATGAGAAAGCTTCTTACGCCAACACGCAGGGTAACTTCGCCAAGACACAGGGTGACCGCGCGCAAGAGCTGGCCGACCACCCGTGGAAGGTTGGCGATAACGGCAACTGGTGGAAATGGGATCTGGATGGGGACAGGTATGTCGATACGGGCATCCTCGCTAAGGGAGGTGTCTTGTACCCGACCTTCACGATCAACCCCGCCGACATGACGCTGGTGATGTCCTACGAGGACGAGGTGTCACCAAACCTTGTCAAGCTCAACCAAGAGACCGGTGAGCTGTATTTGAACGTATGACCAAAAAAAGGAAGGAGGAATTATAATGAGTCAGATAGTATTGGGGAAGGGGGCGTTCGTCGATAAGGGCGTTTATGCCACGGCGAGTACGTACAACACCTTCGATTTCGTCGTCACGGATGATAGCTGCTACCTCTGTGTCAAGGACGGAAACAAGAACCACCCCTTGACCGATACGGCTTGGTGGAAATGTATCGCCCGTGGTACGCAGGCAACGGAAGCGGCCAAGACCGCCCTTGCGGAGGCGAATAAGGCTATCGAGGCCACGAGGAACGCTATCTCTGCTGCGGGTTTGGCTAACGCTAAAGCGTTGGAGGCTGGGAAACAGGCTGATTTGGCCGGTCGAGCATCTGATGAGGCTTTGGCTGCCGCTGTCGAGGCTGAGGCGATGATTTCCGAGGGCAATGCGCAGATCGCTTCCATGAAAGCGGCCGAGCAATCGTTGATGAGTCAAGCGCTTCTTGCCCCTACCCGTATGGAGCTGAAATATGTCAAGAGGATAACGTTAGGGAATGCCGTCGCCCAGAAGATAGCCGTGAGTCTTTTTCCAGCTTATGTATTACCTAATGTGATATTTCAACAGGCGTTTTATTCCGGTGATGCGTTGTACGTGGACCCACGTGGAAACTTGACTGTCCGTAAGACCGGCACGGCCACGATCCACGTTATCCCGTCGCATAACACCTCGTTGTCCCAAACGATAGTCATTGAGGTTACTGCCCCGGTCATTCGTAAGGCCGGTAGCGTGATGAGATTTTTATCCGGTAGCCGGATACGAAAGGTATAATTGTCTAACATTTTAATATACAGAATCATGTCATTAACAACAGCAGAGGAGGAGAAGGTACGCGCTATCATCACGGCCTTCGATAACGGCAAGACGATCGACCAGCTGCCCTTGGCCGACACGAGCCAGCCCTCCAAGTATTTGATCGAGGGAGTGTCCAAGGAAACGGGCGAGTCGGTTAAGATCCCTTTCGCCGACGCGGTATCGATCGTGAACAAGCACGTCGCTATCCGTCGCTGGAAACGTGGTCAGGGCACGCCAGTCGGCGAGGCTTACGGTAATATCGATTTCCTGCGGGATCTTCCCTCCGTGATCGGTCTGGGCTGCTACCTCGTGTCCGTTGACCGTAGCCGGCGTAAGCTTGACCCGACGAACCACCGTCGTTTCGCCGACGGCAGTCCCGCCGCCTTGGACGGCACGATGGGCGATTACCTGTGGTGCTGGAACGCCCACTACTACTCTTGGTGGGTTGACTCCACCTATTATATCCCGGCCGGGGGTACGTCGGCCTTGGGAGCCGGCGTCATGGACCGTACGAGCGGCACGTTGGTCTCCGTCGTCAGTGACGATCCCCGTTATCGTGGCGGGAACAACGACGCGACGAGGGACGGGAAGCACAACACGCAGCTAGGCATGGTTGCCACGAACATGAACGCCGCGGCTTTCGGCACGGCCGCCCGCAAGAAGGGTGAGGGCTGGGAATCCGGCTGGTTCGTCGCGAACAGCGTCGTCGGTTATCTCTACCGCCTTATCATGGGTACCCGTGATTGCCAGTCCGCGTTGAACCCGGTAAAGGACTCCAATGGCCTATATCAGGGCGGTACCGGTAAGGGAGTTACGGAATGGTCTTGGGATCCTTGGTCGAGCCATAACGGTGGTTATCCGATTATTCCGACGAGCGTAGGGATCGAGTTGGGGGACTCGGTCGGCGTGAGCGACTACGCCGTGAAGGGCTCGGACGGTGGTACCGTCCACCAAGCGCACGTCCCTTGCTTCCTAGGCTTGAAGAACTTCTACGGGCATATCGGTCTGATCGAGCGTGGCGCTTTGATAAACAAGCTGTCCGACAGTAGCGGAGATTATTATGTCGCCCCGTCCCTTTACTCGGCTTTCAACATCAACTCGATCGAGGGTCTGATAAAGGCCGCGAAGGTTCCTAAGAACGATCCCAGTGGCTGGAAATATATCACTGAGCTCAGTATGCAGAATCTATGCTCCGCCCCGACTGTCGCCTCCGGCAGCTCCAGCACCTATTATTGCGACGGTTGGTATAACGACAACGCCATTTCCGGCCTTCGCTGTCCGTTCCGTCGTGGTCCTGCGAGCAACGGTGCTAATGCCGGCTTAGCGTACCTCAATGGTAACAATGCGGTCTCGAACGCTAACGTGAACTGGTCGTCGCCCCTAGGATACGCCGCTGATTTATTCAGTAAGAAGAAGTGGAGGAGAGACCCTGTCACTGGACAAAAAATCAAGGCTAAGGGTATAGTCCCGGTAGGTTGATAAACCGACGGCTCATGACCTGATGGCGATTGCAGACACTGGACACTAAAAGACACTTGGGACACCATGAGGAGAAAAGGTGACTTTTCCGGGGATATAGCCCGGAAAGAAAACTATTACAAGGCTTTTGATCATGCCAGCAAGAACAAGCATGGCAAAAAGGCCATAATAAAGTTCGAGGCGGACTTGGAAAAGAACCTTTCCTATCTCCTATACTCTTTTGAAAACGGGACGTTCGTAACCTCCCCGTATCGTTTCATGACCGTCCATGAGCCGAAAAAACGTCTTATCGGGATGCTCCCTTTCCCGGATCATGTCCAGCACTGGGCGATGCTCAATGAGGTGGAGGATTATTTTACGAGATCCTTCTCCGCGTATACCTACGGAGGGGTGAGAGGACGCGGTCCCCACGCCTACATGAGGATGATCCGGAAGGTCTTAAGAAAATATCCGGAACGTACCACCGACTATCTCCTGTGCGATATCCACCACTTCTATCCGACCGTCAATCACCCGGTACTGAAAAGCCAGCTCAGGACACGTATCAAGGATAATCATTTATTGCGAAGGCTTGATGAGATCATCGATAGCGTCGAGGGGGATACCGGTATGTTCCCCGGCACGAAGCTGGCGCAGTTCTTCTCGCTTGTCTATCTTTATCTTTTCGATCACGATTTGAAGCGGTGCTTCCATGTCGGGGAATGCCCGGCTTTGGTTGAGTACTACACGAAAAGATATATCGAGGAAAGTATCGCGACGGCCAAAACAGAACATGATTATGAGGAGTTATCCAAAGGGATCCAATATCTCTCGGACAGGTTCAAGGGATATCTGAACCGTCTGGATTTCTGCTACCGTCTCGCCGATGATGTCCTGATACTGCATGAGGACACCGTATTCTTGCACCTTGTCATCGAGTGGATCGGTCTTTATTACGCTAACGAGCTTAGGATCGGTCTTAACCCGAGATGGAAGATCGGGCACGTGACGGACGGTGTCGATACGGGGGGATACGTGCATTTCCCGGATCACGTCCGTGTCCGGAAACGTAACAAGGTGGCTCTCTGCCGCCAGATAGCGAGATTGAGAAAGAAGGGTTTGCCGGACGAGGAGATAAGGAGGAGGGCCTCTTCCCGTATAGGCTTCATTCAACACGCTGATACGAGTAATCTATTAAATAAATTAGGAATGGAAACACCAAGGAAAAGACTGGGACAGGTGATAAGGAATAAAAAAAGTCCGTGGGAGGATCTCCCGGCCGACCGGAAAATGAGATTCGAGGATATACTTTATGATACCCGGATACCGGAGGACCGGAGAGGCCCCGAGGAGGACAGGCTGATTGAGTTGATCGATTATAAGATTGAGGATAGCAAGATCGAGAGAAACGAGGACGGCACGCCAAAGAAGTGCCTCGCCATACGTTTCCGATGGAAAGGCGAGGAGCGTTACGCTTTCACCGGTTCCGCCGTCTTGATTGATCAGGCGCTCACGGACTTCTCTCACGAGGACTTGCCGGTGGATACCGTGATAAAGGTGCTCACCAACAAGTTCGGTAAGAAATTTTTCAGGTTCACTTGACCCGTGGGGATCGCTCTTGGCCGATCCTTCCGGGTCGGCTAAAAAACATTTAAATATATGGAGACAAGAGCGATTTACACGGAGAGAAAGACATTCGTAAAATACGATGACAACCATTACCTGCTATACCTGAACGAGGAGGTCTTGGAGAACCACGTTCCGGAGGGCCACGGGGGCGAACCGGAACCGGAGCCTTGCACGGCTTACGCCTATACCGGCACGTGCGAGGATGGCGGCACGCTGGTCGAGGCGACTTCCGCGAGTTATGACAGTCTCGTGTCCGGATTGGTCCGGAGAGAGTATTCCGCCGATCGGGTAGAGGCGATAACGCTGAATAAATTGAGCTCGGATAATGAGAGAAAGGCCGAGTTTGAGGCCGAGTTCGCCTGTCTGGAGCGTTACCGTAACGACTGCAAGGCGAGGGTACGTGCCTTGCTGGGTATGCCCGAAAGCGTCTCGAACACCCTTTAAATACCGTTCGAGATGCGTATCTATGATAAGACAGGCGAGGTATTGCTTGACATCCCGGTGGACGATGACAGCTATCGTTACCGGGCGATAGCGCAAGCGAAGAAGGTGGAGCTGCGTTACTCCCTAGTGGATCACGTGGAGCTGCCCACCGGGGCGTATATCGAGTACCAGGGGGAAAGGTACACGCTGTGGTACCCTTCGGATTTCAAGAAGGAGGGCACGAGGGTCCTCGACTATACCGTCACCTTCGGCGGCAACGAGGAGATCCTGAAAAAATATAAGTACAAGCTGTTGTCCGACAAGCCGTACAAGCTCAAGTTCGTCATGACGGCCACGCCGGGGATGTTCATGGAGCTGCTGGTGGACAACTTGAATCTTTATGATTCCGGCTGGACGGTCGGTACGGTGATCGAGGCCCCGGAGAAACTGTTGTCGTTCAACCATGAGAAATGCTGGGCTGTATTGGGGCGTTTGGCCGAGGAGTTCGACACGGAGTTCGAGATCGTCGGAAAGACAGTTCACTTGCGCAAGGTGGAGTACTTCAAGGATGCCCCGGTCGCTCTCAGCTATGGCAAGGGAAACGGTTTCCTTCCGGGTGTAGGTCGTGCGAACCAAGGCGACAACCTCCCCGTGGAGATATTGTACGTGCAAGGCGGTGAGCGGAATATCGATTACTCGGCCTATGGCAGCCAGACCTTGCTGCTCCCCAAGTCGCAGGAGCTTTCCTATCAAGGCAGACGCTACAAGACCGACAAGGACGGGATGTATGTCACTCGTGCGGACAGGCCCCTTTCCTCTTATAATGAGGACAGCTACGATGCCAGCGATATATATCCATCCAGGGTTGGCACGGTGAGCGAGACCGACACGGAGCCGGGCGAGGACACGGACGGGAACGATGTCACGTTCTACAACTTCTATGACTCATCGGTTCCCGCCAACCTCAATTTCGAGGATTGCCTAATCGCCGGTCAGACCATGACGGTTATTTTCCAGACAGGCCGTCTGGCGGGCCGTGAGTTCGACGTAAAGTACATACATGACGGTCGTAAGTTCGAGATCGTACCGGCTGAGCAGGACGGCATGGATCTTCCCAACTCGTCCCTGTATCCGGAGGTGGGAGACAAGTACGCCGTCTTTAACATATCCCTTCCCACAGCCTACGTATGCGACAACGCCGCCAAGACCGGGGCGAGCTGGGACATGTTCCGGGAGGCGGTACGCTACCTGTACGAGCGTGAGGAGCGGCAATTCACATTCAGCGGAGAGCTGGACGGCATATGGGCCAAGAAGAATTGGTTGGCGATCGGCGCCAAGCTGGCACCCGGCGGTTATGTCGATTTCAGCGATCCCCAGTTCCAGCCGGACGGTATCCTGATCCGGGTCACCGGGGTGAGGGATCACATTAATAGGCCCCACAGTCCGGAGCTTGAGCTATCCAACACGCCGGTAGGCGGTTTCCTGTCCGATGAGCTGGGCAAGCTGGAGAGCGAGGAGGTGACGAACGAGACACGGCACAAGCAGGCCGTATCGTTCACCCTTCGCCGTTGGCGTGACGCGGTGGAGATGCAGGGGATGCTGGAGAGAGCGTTCAAGGATTACGGCAAGGGGCAGGCGATGTCGTGGCTTCGCACCATGTCGGTATTGGTGGGACATGAGTCGTTGCAGTTCCGTTTCGTCAACCGTATTCCCACGGAGGACGGACAGGCGGTCACCGAGGTGGATCACGCCTTCACGTATGACCAGCGGAAACGTACGCTTGCCACCCCCTCCGGGATCTTGCAGCACATGACGTTGGGGATAGACTCGCTCGCCCCCTCCCACAAGGTGACGGAGTACAGGTATTGGAACGTGGCGGCTTATACGTCTCCCTATCTAGGTGATGACACGGAGGCCATGTACCTGTACGCCCGCTGCGCCAAGTCGGGATCGTCCGGCTCTTTCCTTCTCAGCAAGGAGCCGAGGGACTTGGATGACGGCTCGTATTACAATCTCCTTTGCGGGGCCTTGAGTACAGAGGTGGACGGCCAGCGCAGTTTCTCCACGCTTTACGGCTTCAGCGAGATCGGCCCGGGCTGGATGCGGCTGAACAAGATCATCAACACGGACGGCACGCAATACTGGGACATGCTCTCCAAGGCGTTCCGGATCGGCGATGACAACGCTTTCCTCTCATATGACCAGCGAGACGGTCTCGTGTTGAAAGGCAGTATCTACCAATCGCCCTCCGGCGAGATCGACTATCCGGAGGTGGATCGGGGCGCTTACTCCGATAAGTCCGTCTATTACCCCGGCGACAAGGTATCTTACGATGGTAACGTGTATAAGTGTATATCCCAGACCACGCCCGGTACCGATCCCACGAACACGAGGTTCTGGAAGCCATTGGTATCGAAAGGCTCGAACAGCTTCAAGAGCACGGTGTTCATCCGCACGAACGCGACGCCCGATACCCCTGTTGGCGGCTCGTACGCCTCCCCGTTGCCGACCACGGAGGGATGGAGCGACGGGATACCGTCCGGCGAGGCGATACTGTGGGCCTCCACCCGGATCTTCTCGTCGGACGGGAAGGAACCCCAGCAAACGGCATGGATGTCCCCGAGGCAGATGACGGATACGGCCGATTTCGACGTGGAGTTCTCATCCGTAGCGAGCCCGTCAGCCCCGAACGGTCATCCTAATACGAACAAGCAATGGAGCGACACCCAGTCCACGGACACGGTCTGGATGGCCACCAGCACCAAGAGAAACGGAGTATGGAGCGCGTGGAGCGTATCCAAGATCAAGGGAGAGGAAGGCAAACCGGGAAAGGACGGGATAGACGGCACGGATGGCGAGGACGGGAAAGACGGCGATCCCGGTCCCCGTGGCGATCGTGGCCCCCGCTGCACCTACCGTGGCGATTACGACTCAAGCGCTACCTATAACGCCAGCTCCAAGATTACCGATATCGTATCGATCAAGAATAGCGATGGCACCCGCACGTATTATGTGGCGAAGGTGGATGATAACGAGCCTACCTTCAAGGGGAAACATCCGACCAATACCGCCTATTGGGACACCTTCGGGGCGAACTTCTCCAGCGTGGCGACCGATTTGCTGATGGCACGGAAGATAGCTGCCTCGGAGATTGACGTGGAGGAGATCTTCGCGAACTTGGCAAGGATCGGAAACTTCACCATCACGAACGGGTCACTGGCCGTGGATACGTCCGTCTCGGATCGTACACAAATCACCTTTCCGCAAATGTTGACTATCGGGAAGACCACGCAGTTCGCCGGGAAGTTCGGAAACCGTAGCTCGTGGGGCGGTGTGTTCTTCGAGGGATTCGGTCCCTATTTTTACGACATGGGGGTAGAGAAAGTGTTGTACAGGGAGGGCACGGGGGTCGTGTTTAACGCCCCGGGCGGGAGATACCCGTTCTTGGGGGTACGGATCGATAACGGCAACGGTATCTATGGCTGGAACAGTCCCGGGAATATAGCCAACCTGTATATCAACAAGGACGCCGCGAGCACGGCCCATGTGTATATCACCAATTACCAAGGCTTGACCTCGTCCGATATCCGCCTGAAGAGCGTCTTCTTCGATATCCCGGACGTGCTGGATAAGCTGGAGGGTATCTCCGCGTTCTACTACACGATGAAGGAGGACGAGGACAAGCTCCTTCGCATCGGCGTGTCGGCGCAAGCCGTCCGAGAGGTTCTTCCGGAGGCGGTACAACTCATAACACCGGATAACGGGGATTCCTATTACGGAGTCGATTATATCCAGATGCTGACCGCCTTCGGGATCAACGGGATCAAGGAGCTTTACGCCAAGGTCAAGGCACTTGAGAAGAGGGTGGAAGAGTTGGAGAATAGATAGAAAATATTATAGGCCTTATCGGGGGCGGGCAAATAAAAGCCCCCGTATATATTAAAAGAAAACGAGTTATGGGAGTTGATTTGAATACGATATTGGCGATAATCGGCGCGATGGGCGGGGTTGAGGGGATAAAATGGGGCATCCGTGCGTGGGCGAACCGTAAGACGAACGCACGTATAGCGGATGCTCAAGCTGACGTGGAGGAGTTCAAGGCCCTGCGTGAGTATAACGAGTTCTTGCAAAAGCAGTTGTCTGAGAAGGAGGAACGGTTCGTTGAGCAGACCGGACGGCTCCGGCAGGTGCAGGACGAGCTTTTCACCTTGAAGGAGAGTTATTCGGACGTGAAGCTAGAACTGGCTTTAAAGAGGTGCGAGAAAAAGAAATGCGGCGATCGTGAGCCGCAGAACGGTTATTAATGAGGGAGGATAAGGAATGAGAAATAACAATTTACCTCGGGGATTACGTAACAACAACCCCGGGAACATCAGAAGGAATAGCGATGTCTTCCAAGGCGAGAAGACAAGCTCAGACAAAGAGTTCAAGCAATTTAAATCGATGGCATACGGGTATAGGGCGATCTTCAATATCCTGTCTAACTATTACCGGAACTATAAGCTGGATACGATCCGCAAGATAATAGGAAGATGGGCGCCGGAAAACGAGAATAATACGAACGCTTACATTAAGGCCGTATCTGATTATGCCGGTATCCCTGCCGATGATCCGATCAACATCAACGATCGTGAGCAAATGATCCGGATTGTGGCCGGGATGAGCAAGGTGGAGAATGGGAGAGAGGCTGATATGTCGGATGTTATTGCGGGGTGGAATCTGTTATGAGAGCATGGCAGATTATATTAATATTAGTGTGCTTGGTAGCCAGTTTCACCGCTGGCTACCATATCCGTGGAAATGATGAAGGGACAAAAGTACGAACCGACACGGTGATTGTCGTAGATACTGTAAGGGACTCAATTCCTGTTCCGGTGAAAGAAATTGAGATAGAGGAAATCGAGATTCCATGTCCCGTGTTAGTAACGGTGGAAGGTGATACGATAAGGGATACCACATATATTCCTATCCCAATCAGCCAGAAGGAATACTTAACGGAGAACTATCATGCTTGGATAAGTGGGTATAACGCTGCCTTGGATAGCATAGAGGTGTTTCCTAAGACTGTTTACATAACGAAAAAGGTCCCGGTTCGTAGGTGGGGATTGGGTGTTATTGGTGGATATGGTATTGGGCGATCCGGCCTGTCTCCTTATATCGGGGTGGGGGTATATTATAAGATCTGGTGATTTGTATATACATAACCACACCTTGCATATTTAGAGAAATAGTGTTTTAGTTTTTTTAGTCACCTTGCCTGTGAAGGTGAGGTGTTTTATTTCTAACAATATTTTGTGGCGTTTAAATTTTGTTTGTACGAAATTTCAAAGTCTCCATTTTTTAGAGTCTTGTGTTTTTAGTATATTATGTTTTTTATTTCGCAATTGAAAAATAGTTTTATAATATGTGGATAAGATATTATAAAATGTGAAGTTTTTGTGCACAAGAGGAAATCTTCTGTTATCTCAAGAATGTTTATTTTT